ACATCCTTATGAGCCCATTCCATACAAAACTCTTTTATTTTTATATCACTCATTGCACCTCTTCCCCACATTCTCACAAATGCAGAAGCAGCAAAGTGATATCTTTGTTTAATGTTGGATTCCATTTAATTACTTGTCTTTTAATAGTTCTTCTACTCGTTTACGCATGTTGGTACTATCTTGATTGAGATAGTCTCTCAAAGAATAACCACGATGACCTCGTAGGATACATGTTCCTTGATAGAACATCGTGGAAGCAAAAACTAATAACAGTATACAACCAATTAGTTCAATGTGATTTTGAGCCATGGCAGTAAAGGTGGAATGATACCTATGAGTCTGAGGAGACCTTCAGCAAATAAAGCAAGAACGAACCAACCGACACACATAGAAATAATTGCAGCATTACGGTTGTGCTTACGAATTGCATCATCGATCATCTCCTGTACTTCTGAACGACTGATAAGTTCATCCTGTTCTTGAATCATTTTTCATCTCCAAGAAATTTTGCCAGTGGATCTTTTCGGGTTTTGACAATTTCACAAGCTCGATAATAGAACATATTGTCCATATTACCAGACTCTTCAAAAGTGGCTTTTATTTTAAGCCAATTCTCATAAGTATGCTGATCCATAAACGGATTTCATAACATAATATATAATAGTTCAGACACAAAAAAAGTCAAGAAAGGTTAGACTTTCAAGACTTAGATTAAGAAAATATTAAAAGCGGTGAGGGTGGGATTTGAACCCACGGAGGCTATTAACCTCGGCGGTTTTCAAGACCGCTGCCATAAACCACTCGACCACCTCACCTAGCGGATTTCAAAGTCCAATTTACGAACTTTACGTTGCCTTCTTGCTTCTTGATAAACAAGATCTTCGGCAGAAAAAATTGTCTTTTTACTAGATTCTTTTACTGAATTTAACATGACAATTTGTGTTAAATCAACTGCTGAGATTTTATCCCCACGTACAGTTGTCATATTTGAACAACCACAACATCTAGTTTGTGTTGGATGGCTTTCTAATTCTTTATTACAAGTTTTGCATCTAATTTTTAACATGTCACATATTATACTCAATAAAGTATATATGTGACAAATGGGAAATGTCGGATTTGAACCAACGACCGTCTGCGTGTAAAGCAGCTGCGCTACCACTGCGCCAATCTCCCAGGAGTGTTACGGCATTTTGGTTTATCTTTCCAACGCAAGTAACACAACTTGGTCTCTTTCTAGGCTATCTGCCTAACGAGTACCAACTGCCCAGGCTGGGATCGAACCAGCGACCAGTCGATTAACAGTCGAATGCTCTACCGCTGAGCTACTGGGCAACAATATTAAGGTTGTTTAGTTTCCATCATGTATTCTACTGTATTTGCAATGTCATTCATTGCATCACGAAGAAAAGGTTGTTGTCCAGATTCTTGACGAACAACTGGGCGGTGGTCATCTGTGAGTGACCATCTCCATTGTTTCATGTGAGAGCAATACCACAGATTAATTTTCATGTTTGAAATATTCCAGTTCGATCCAATTAAGAAGTGTTTGGAAGGAATTGATTGCTGCTTGATTACAGTTGTCATCTTTCAATTTTTGAACATAATACTCCAATGCTTCAATCGCCATTTGGCGGTCTGTTTGCGAAATAAGTGACATGTGAACCTCCAGTAGGTGCCCGAAAGAGGACTTGAACCTCCACTCCTTACGGAACATGATCCTAAGTCATGCGTGGCTACCATTACACCATTCGGGCAAAAACCCCTATAGGGTATATAGCTATTATACACCATATAGGGGAAGGCTGTCAACTATCAGAAACGGAAGGTTGTCTGAATCACACCACCATAATTATCCGAAGCTTGCTTCAGACCTTGGTTGTTGGACACATAGAACACAGCAGGAGTTACGCTGATATTATCGCTAACTTTGTAACGATAGAATGCTTCCCACATAATCGCTTTCTGATCTGCTTTGAGTGAAGAAGCATTACCAGGAGCACCAATGGCGAAACCAGCAGCATTACCCTTAGAAAATACATCGCTCCACTGAGTACCAACAAACCAAGTTTGGGAGTCGGTAGCACCATTAGGAGTTGGACGGTTGTTAGAAACACTCACAGTGTTCCAACCATAAGCACCACTCACAGAAGGAATGATACCAGACTTCTTGGGTTGCCAGTATGCGTTGAAAGCATAACCATTGGAGGTTTGGTTAGCAGCAAGAGCACCAGAACCACCACCGATAGCGTTGAAGTTACGAACACGAGTTCCTTCAGTACCGTAGCGGTAACCGAAAGCAACACCATACTGAGGAGCACGGTAACCAACCTGTGCCAGAGTGTTCAGAGAACCATCTTCATCAAACTGACCTTTGGTAGAATCGTTTCCGTTCTGGGCAACATAGTTGATACCAGCAACAAAACCAGGCTTACCTTTCTTGGTAGGTTGAACCCACTGAGCACCGAAACCAGAACCAGTTGCCTTGTTGTAGACACCAGGAGCACCAGCAACAGAGAAGAAGTCCAGAATGTCTGAACGATAGGCAGTAGGAACCCAAGCCATCTCAGTGTTACGAACCTGAGCACCAGCAGTCAGAGTCATACCTTTGGTAAGACCAGGGAAGCTATAATACAGACGATCAAGAGTTACAGTGTTTGCATAAGTTTCTGCCTTGTCCAGTTTGAACAGAGACGAGGAAGAACCAAAGGGTTGACTGGAGAAATTACCAGAACGCAGACGGGTCTTCAACAGATCCTTACCAGTGAAGGAAGTATCAAAGCTCAGACGAACATCGTAGTTGAAAGCAGTGTTACCGACATTGCTGCTGTTAGCAAGACGAGCACCATCTACACCACCCAGAACGAAGGTTGCTTCACCTTTGAGTTTGGTTGTAGTGGAGAATTGAGTTGCTTGGAGAGTCCCAACTTGTTTCTCCAGTTTAGCAACACGACCTCGAATAACTTGCAGTTCGTTAGAGAACTCATTAGCAAGACGCTGGAGTTCATCGGTAACTTCGGTTACACGATCAAGGCAAGCATTCAGAAGTGCTGCTGCCTCAAAGCGGGTCATTGCCTTTCCACCAAGGAAAGTTCCATTCTCGTAACCAGCAACGCAACCATAACGCTCTACGAGGTTGCTGAGTGCCTGATATGCCCAATCTGTAGGTTGAACATCAGACAATTTAGTAATACTTGAAACCTGCTCAGCGGAAGTATATTGGTTGACTGCTGCCATATTAAGATCTGCGGCATTCGCAGCAACAGGAGCAACCATTCCCAGAGCAACAGGTGCAAGCATAAGTTGTTTGAGTTTCATAAAAGTTTGTATTGTTATTAAACGACAATAGTGTTTAGAAGTCTTAAAAAAATCTTAAGACACAAGGATATACTAAGATATTTTCGTGTGTATGTCAACTAAGATTTGGTTAAGAAGCGGACAACGGGGATCGAACCCGTGACTGGAGCTTGGAAGGCTCAGATGTTACCTCTACACCATGTCCGCAAGGCGTTTCAGGTTGGGATCGAACCAACGACCGACCGCTTAGAAGGCGGTTGCTCTATCCGCTGAGCTACTGAAACATGAGAATATTATATCAGATTTTGGGGCAATCGTCAACCCATGGGGCACAGATCCTCATGGGTGGGGCGAGTGACTTACACTCGTTAGTATAGCACACTTTTTCATCGTTTGCTTCTTCAACATAACGAGGTCGGTACTTCCTGTTTGCTTCTTCTATTATTCTATCATACTCTGGGGTTACTTTGTCAATAGCATCCCCAACTGCTTTCTGTGATCTACAAGTTATGATCTCATCAATCTTCAGTTTTACATCCTCTAATACTTCGATATTTAGTGGTCGTGTGACTTGATCTACCACACACCAAATTTTTTCTTCTGGCATAGCAACGCAACTAGCTAGTCCAGATACAACAAAAGCAAGAACTCCAGACACAATCATCATGTCTTTTGTACTTACTTTCTTCTTACCTATTTGAAAATTAAACATGGTAAGGGGGTGTGATCAGCACCCCCTATTTATTCTATTTTGTCAAACTTCTACCTTGATCAGCTTGGAAGCATATTCATATGCATAAGATGTACGAGCACCATGATGCCCCCATCCGATCCAACTATACGCATAGTCCATGTAACGGTCAATAGATTTCCCAGGAGTCTTCATACGCTCCTCAATCTTTTGCCATTGGACTTCATTTGTTAGATAACGAAGTTGCGTGTGAAGTGTTGATGGTGAACCACCATACTTCTTAGCGAAATCACCCAATCCATAATATCGATTGGCAGATGTCCATTGAATCAGTCCGTAACCGCGTCCACAGTTACCCCAACTGGTTCTGCTACCACCTTCACAAATGTTAGGAACAAAAGTTGATTCCTGACGAATATTACCCATGATGGTAGCAAGGGCGTTTCTGTCTTTAATTCCAATGTTCTGGAAGTATTCCAGAGCTACATTTTCATTTTCATTACACCCTTTACAAATTAGCCTTTTCTCTTTAGGTTTTTCGGGAGCAACCTCTTTGGTCGCTGTCAGTGTTTCAAACTCCTTAATAATAGAAAACGGCGGAGGAGCCGTCAAAGGAGGAAACAGGGGCAGTGTTGCCACGTTGGTTGTAACCGTTGCCAAAAAAGGCAGGGCTACAGTAAAGAATTGTTGCACTAGGTTAAATTGAACTCTACATCCGTATAGGAAAAGCGCACTTCCCCTTTCTCAAGGGGCAGATCCCACGGCTCTAATTGTCACATAGAAATGATGTTGGTCTATTTATTGTTCTAAAAGACACATAATATAGTAGTCTCCATAATCTTCTTGAAACCAAACATCAAATTCCCTAGACAAAGCCTCAGCTTCTTTGATCTTCCCACTATCGTAAAGTTCAAAGATTTGATCGATAGCATGTTGAATGCTACCCTTTACAACCTTTTTGAGGTTTATCTCTTGTGAGTTTGTAAGGGACATTGTTTCTATGTGAACCTACCTACTATATCATATAGGCTCAGTTGTGTCAATCCTTCCAATTAATTTAATAAACGTTTCGGCATCAATGACTACCAAAGGTTTCTTGTGATTCTTTTTCATGACCACGATTGGTTCATATGTACCAGCATTTACTTTTGCCTGTTCGTATGCTTCCCAAACATTAAGCTTTTCTACATTCTTACATTCAATGCTGAATGGAAATTTTTGCCTAGCAGCTCTAGCCATGATAAGATCTTCTCCACCAGCACCCATTGATCTAGATTCAATATCTTCTGGGTGAATGTTTAGTTGTTCAATTAATTGATCCCTAACCCACTTCTGTAGATTCCTACCCTTTGCTTTACACGATTGTGGTTTCATTCATAATCTTATAAGATAATGTATATATTAAAAAGGGAGGTGTTACCCTCCCAATCTATCATTTCATCGCCATTACAAGCTGTGCTGTATGTAAGCGATTTTGTTTTTGAATTTGTTTACGGATTACATTCAACCAGTTCATTTTGCTACCTCCGAGTTTTTGCAAGGACGATAAGCAACACCGCGATAGGTGTTTGTTGGATGTGCTGGTGCATGTGTTTCTGAATACCAGTGCTGATATTCTTGCTTGGCGGTGTCAGTATTATACTGACAACCACGATAGGTTGCTTGTGACATTAGGTGTCTCCTTAGTTTTTTAGGTTAAAGAGCGTTCCTTCAGTCGCCC